ACACTGTTGGGTCTAGCCAAGATTGACATCAATGATTGTTACTTGTCTAACGCAGTTCGTTGCCGGCCACCTAAAAACCGTGACCCTAGGAAGAAAGAACTCAAGGCTTGTACTCCTTTTTTGTGGCGAGAGATTAAGCTTGTTAAGCCCACAGTCCTCATCACATTAGGGAGTACACCACTGAGCTTGTTTGTCCCCTATGGAATTTCTCAATGCCACGGCTCTATGATGGAAGTAGAGGTGCCCGATGGAAATTAACAGAGTCTGGGCTATGCCGAGTGCATGGACATTTAAGATACCACCTATTGCTGCCCTACTAACTAGATATGTAGGGGATGGTAAAAATTGGATAGACCCGTTCGCTGGGGATAATAGCCCAGCTGAATTTACTAATGACATCCATCCAGATAGAAAAGCTATATATCATATAGATAGTTTAGATTTTTGTTTAGGTCTTAAAGGAATATACCAAGGAGTTTTGTTTGACCCTCCCTATTCTTACCGTCAAGTTTCTGAACACTATAAAGAAGTTGGTAGGAAAGCAACAGCGTTAGATACATCATCTAATTTTTACAACAGAGTCATGAATGCTACTGCCGACAAAATTATACAGGGAGGTTGGGCAATCTGTTGTGGTTGGAACAGTGGGGGGTATGGTAAGAATCGAGGTTATAGTTTAGAAGAGGTTCTTCTTGTTTGTCATGGTGGGCACCATAATGATACAATCGTCACGGTAGAAAGGAAACTATGAAGTATAAACTAATCGCCCAGCTACACCCGGCAGCTGCTCTGCATCAACCTCGTCTGTGGGCAGACATGCTTTCAGATTGGGAACATCTACCTGTCTCAGTTCCTCATGACTTTACTATTGTCGATACTGTGCCATCTGACAACAGAATCTTTGCTCTTGATACAGAGACTGACAGTAAAGGTGGTATCGGTCAGTGGTCTATTGCTTTTCGGGATGAAGGTATTATTTGTGTCCATCCGTTCTACGGTGCCCAACCACATATGAGAATCCTTAACAATGCCACATTTCACAATGCCAAGTATGATATAAGAGAATTGAAAAAAGCCGGTATGATTCCCCCGGAAAGATTTAATGACACCATGATTCTCGCCTACTGTATGGGACTCGGCAAACAAGCACCGAAAGATGATGCCAAAGCAAAGAGTGGTGCCGACATGGTAGGTGGGCTAGGGTTAAAGTACCTTGCCCGAAGACATCTCGGTATGCAGATGAAACGGTGGCAGGACATGGCTGAACATCCTGAGTGGGTGCCTGAGTACAATGCCAACGATTCCGTAGCTACCTTGCTGTTAGCTGAGAAGTGGCTACCTGAAGTGGGCAAGTTTTACCACGAAATTGATATGCCGTTATTGTCTACTTTGATGGCCATGGAAGACCGAGGAGTAAAAATAGATGCGACTTATCTGGAGCAATATGCCAAAGAATTGGACAACCGACTGGCCGATTTCAGTCTCCCTCTCAATCCACACGCAACACAAGATATTCAATCATATGTTTATGGAACACTTGGTTTGGAACCTTGGAAGTTTACCGATTCTGGAGCACCATCTGTTGAAGCGGAAGTATTGGAAACTATCAGTGACCCAGTGGTTCAACAAATTCTTGCTTATAAGGAACTTTACAAAGACCGAGGCACTTACGTTGAAAACTACGTAAAGTTACGAGACTTCAACGACAGGATTCATCCCGAGTTCAAGCAGACTTCGACATCTACCAGCAGACTAAGTTGTGCAAGACCTAATTTGCAGAATGTAGATAACTCAGGAGACATGAGAAAGTTAATCATTGCCGAAGAGGGCATGGCCTTGGTCCGGATGGACTTCAATCAGTTAGATTTTAGAGCCTTGGCTTGTATCACGCTAGACCCTGTCCTGATAGCTGCCCTCGGGGCAGATAAAAAAATTCACCAAGTCACCGCTGACCTGATGAATATTCCTTACAAAGATGCGAAGACAGTTAACTTTGGTGTAATGTTCGGGCAAGAGGCGTGGGCATTGGCGAGTCAGTTACATATCTCATTGGGAGATGCCAAGAAATTTATTACCCACTACTTCGAAGTGTTCCAGGGGATTGAAAAGTACCGAGTAGAAATGACAGAACGTGCAAAGGCCGAGAAGAGGTTTGTTATTCCATTAACAGGAAGAGCAAGACGGGTCGATGCCATGTATGTAGAACAGTGGCGTATCCAACAAGAGGGCATCAAAGAAATTATCAACGGCCCTGTTCAAGGGACAGAAGCTGAGGTAGTCAAGATTGTTATGAATGACCTTCACTACAAGTGGTCTGCCCCGATGACGTTGCAAGTTCATGATGAACTTATATTTGAAGTCCCACAGAAACAAGCTAAAGAGTATGCCCAATGGCTCAAAGAATATGTCCCGACAATCATTCAGATAAATGGAGTCAAGTTCCCGGTTGAAGTGTCAACGGGTTTGAACTGGAAGGAGTGTAGTTGAAAAGTAAACGACCTGAAAACTTTCAAGCATTTGTAGATGAGTGGTATGCCCAAACCCACGAGGGCAGAGTTGCCTTGTGTGCGAGATGTGGTATCAGTATTGGTACGGGCAGACATTGGGTATCAGACTCAGGGCAGACCCAAGCAAGGGTGAAGTTGTTCCCACCTGCTCCAATGGAGATTAGACCCAATGAACCGACTTGTCTGACTACAAAGAAAGGTCTATCCAAGGCAATTATCTTGGGGGATACGCACTGTCCTTACCAAGATAGTGAAGTCGTTATGGCAGTAGAAAAATTCATGGCTGCTACCCAACCAGACTATATTATTTACAATGGGGACCTCACAGATTTTTACCAAGTGTCTTCGTTTGCTAAAGACCCAAGTAGATTAGGGCAGATGCAAGACGATATTGATGTTACCACTACTATGTTTCAGCGCCACAAAACTATAGTCCCCGGGGCAGAACAGATAATGATAGAGGGCACACATGAAAACAGATGGTTCAAGTACTTACAAGAAAAAGCTCCAGCCGCTTCTAAACTTCGGGGTATGAGTATATCTTCTTTGTATACTCTGCCCACATTGGGAATAACCTACGTACCTTTTGAACGTGGCTTGTTAGTCAATAATTCATTTCTAATTTTACATGGGGATATTGCTAATAAACATTCTTCTGCTACAGCGAAAGCACACTTTGAAAAGAACGGTGGGTCGGGGCTATGTAATCATACACACCGACTTGGTAGTTATTTCAAACGTGATAGATATAAGACTCATGGATGGTGGGAAAACGGGTGCTTATGCGTTCTCAATCCTGATTGGCTGCAAAATCCTGACTGGCAACAAGGTTTTTCTATGATTACTTTTGAGGACACGGGACGTTACTTTGTTGAACAGATTCCTATCATAAGTAATCGGTTCATTTACGGAGGACTTACATATAGTGCGGAAACCTAGAACTAAAGAATACAGACAGTTAGAACTTGAAGTACGTAGTTGGGGGCAAGATATATTGAACGAATATGATGGTCATTGGCTAGAAACATTCACTGGAAAACAAATGCACTTTCTTCACCCTTCTCCTGATGAAATCTGTATAGAAGACATCGCTCATGCACTTGCTTTAACTTGTCGGTTCGGCGGGCATTGCCAGGTGTTCTACTCGGTTGCTGAACACTCTGCCCGGGTAGCCGGACAGTGTGCTCAGAAAGAACAAATGGCTGCTTTGTTGCATGATGCATCGGAAGCTTACATACATGATATTACTCGGCCTCTTAAACATAGTCTACTAGAGTACAAAGGTATCGAAGACAAAATTAATCAGTGTATTCGAGCAAAGTTTAACATCGTTATGACCAAGAATATTAAACTGAAAGACAATGTTCTTTTAGCTACTGAAGCTAGAGACCTTGGATTTAGTAGGGTTGATTGGGCAGACCTTCCCCCACCTCTTACCCAACAGATAGTCCCTTGGGCTTGGGAAAGTGCGGAACGGATATTTTTAATGATTTACAAGGAGATAAATGAACGACAAAATAGTTGAACAGTTACGTAAACAATTCCCCAATGGACATCCGGATTTCCTTCCTTTATGCTTAGACGAAATAGACTTACATTCACGAAAGAATGCTGACTATGCTAAAGGTGGAGACCCCCTTGGAAATTTCCGAAGAGTATCGTTTGCCCTAGGTCAATGGGGCATGGATGTCCCTCCCCACATGGTAGCTTGGATTTACATGATGAAACAAGTAGACTGTGTGGGTAACATGTTCGGACAGGGTTACGAGGGTGGGGTAGAAGGGGTGTCCGATAGACTACGAGATATTAGTGTCTATGCGAAATTAGCTGAAATATTATATAAAGAGAGGAATTAAATGCAACGAACAATGTTAGGTAGTAAAATCAACGGAATCAAAGTCACCAAGAAAAACAAGAACTACTCCGGTAGTATCACCCTGCCTTCTAAACTCATGGAAGAAGCTGACATCTTAGAGTACGAACAGGTTCATGTGGTTGATGTCACCAATGGGCAGAGATTTGTCACCTATGCCATCGCCGGTTGGGCAGATGAAGTTTGTGTGAATGGTGCTGCTGCAAGGAAGGTTGAAGTAGGGGACAAGTTAATTGTCCTGTCCTACTTACAAGTTTCTTTCAATCAGCATCCCGAAGATTGGGCACCAGTAGAGAGTTAATAAACTGCCCCTCAACTGATTTGCCAAAGTCTTTCGCCAAAAGGGTTAGTCCTTCGGGGTGAGATGAGTAGTACTCAGTTGGGGGGTGGGCATTTATTATGGAGAAAGAAGAAAAGTATTTTGTCTGGTGGGACGATGACGAGTATGCTAAGATGCTCGGGCAGTTCCGGATGCAGCTTAATGAGATTCTATTCTTGTTAAGAAAGTACGGGCAGGATGCCTACGTGGAAGGTGCCCAACATGAGATAATGCAACTAGTGGAAATTTTTGGACAAAAAATAAGAGGGGTCGATAAACCTCTCTTACTTAAAGAACGACATAATCCTAGATATTAACTTGTTTTGTACCGTAACTGTAGCCATGCCCACCAACCAATGACGGCGGTGCCAAGGTTACAAGCCCCAGTAATAGCCGACAGTACCCAGAATCTTGTGCCCCACGGTTCCCTGTCGTAAGCCAAAGCAGACAGCACCCCAGTGAATAGGGATACTGACACAAGGCTGAGGTCGGTCAGCATCAGGAGAATAGTTTTTAATCCGATAGCTCGGAGGAGGTTTCTCAAGGGAACCTCCCTGAGCTTTTTTTATGTCCATTATGCTACCCTCTTAGTCAGCCGTTCAATCTCACAGTCAGCACAAAATCCTTCCTGGCAGAACAGTCCTTGCTTTGAATGAATGCACCATTTGCCCTTATGGTTCACGCTACTTCTTCCGATGAAAGAGATAACTTAGCCAGTTACCCTTGTGCCCGTTGCCCTCCAGTTTGTTCTTGACCTGATAAAATAGTCCACCCAAACCTATTGTTAGAAATACATAGAGGGGGAATGAATATTGACGGCTATAATTAAGCCAATCCCAATGATAGCCGCAGTCCTTGAAGATGAATGTTACCCTGATTAGTGACGAGTAAACCATAGCCAGCAGCAGCCATAAGGTAATGCCATACTTGCCAAGCGAAGCCCAAAGGCGATATGCGAAGTAAGCGCCTAAACCGGAGAGGATTAAAGCTGTGGTGTCGGCAAAGAAAAGATAGTTTAACATTTATTTTGTTCCGTCCTTAATTCGTATAGTAAGCCCTCAAGCCTGCCGATTATCAGGGCATAAGCGATGATACCATTGTCCCTCCCCTTCAACTGCATTTCATCAGTGAGAATAGACCGTAATCTTTCCGCTTCGGGTATGTCCAATTCTTTATGAGCCAGTTTATCCAAGAGTAGATCCTTCTCGGTATGCGTGGGGGACTTCAGCAGTTGACCCACATTAGTCTCAATGACGTGCCAGAACAAACCCACTTTAGTCTCTAGCTCAGTCATCCTCTTTTCTTGCGCTGTTGCCCTATCTTGTTGCTTTTGAATGAAGCCAAAATAAGTCAGTAAAAAAAGGAATATCGTTATACCGATAGAGATGACTGGTAAGTATTCCATAAGTCACCCCTACTTCTTGCGTTGTGCTTTGAGACGCTTGGCTGTCAGCTTCGAAGCCTGTATGACTACCAGTATGGACTTGATTAAATTGGTTATAAACTGGAATATGTTCGAAGCATCTTTAATCGCTGCCATCGCATCATCGGCAATCGCAACCCTCTCAGCATCGGTAATTGTGCCGTCCCCAACAGCCTCATCATAATCAGCCTTGACTTTCTTGAGGTTATTCCAGAATGATATACAGACGGGTATGATGGTTCCCCAACTTACTGCAAACAATATGGCTAAAATGGCTATAACTATTTTCATACTACTTTCCTCCAAACAAATTTACTAACCAGCACTTATGAACAGGAGCAGGCGGTGGAGTAGGTTCTGGCGGTGGGATATTCCCACCTGTTATCTCATTAAGAATAGACGCTAACTTGCCAAGGTCGAGAGGACTGGACACCATCCAACTGTTTCGATTGTCGATGATTCCAAAGCACTCGTCACAATACTTTTGAAAGAATGGCCATGTCATTTTCTTAGACTTGCCCCACGTCACGCAAGTAAGGCCGTCATTATTGTATGCTTTGACATAAACACAATGCCCACCCCAACTACCTGGGTATGCGTCTTGGCCATCCACAACGTCCCATGTACTCTGATTCTGTGCTGATAATGGTAATGATAAACCGATGTATAACCCATTCAAAAGATAGCAGGCTGCCCGGACTTCATTCCAATTAGACTTGTTCACCGAAGCGTAAGCATAGATGTCATAGATGTTCCCGGCAGCACTCCATCCTGCCCGCCATGCATTAAGGGAGTCTAACATTACTAGACCATTGTCATCTCCCCCAGTCTCTTTTAAGTATTCTGTCCGTACCTCATTATCGGTAATAGCAATAACTCGTTTCTGCTCGTAGCTTTCAAAGCGTAATGTTTGGTGGGCACGACCAGCAATAACACAGTTACCTAACTGGTCGTTTAAGAACATATGATTATCTTTAAGGTAAGGATACTGACTGTCTACATCATAAGCCTCTGGGTAGGGGGGCAAAGTTGTGAGGATAGTCCGTAACTTAATTGTGCGGTCATCGAGGACTGCGGGTAGTTTACCTAGTTTCATTAATTCATCTGTCATAGTTCTCCTTATAGGGCAGTAGTAATCGCAGAGATAACAGACTTGGCATTGCCACAAGCATCGTCATTAATTGGGTACACCATGAAACCACCAAGGTTCTTACTAACAGCCCAAAGAACTTTAGATTGGTTAAGGTCGTAACCACCCCACCATAACTCACCTGTACCGTTGACAGTGAAAGACCCGACTGTCCACGGAGCAGCATGTGTTACAGAGTCTGCGGAGTTGGCAGGATTAATAACATTAACTACGTTATACCAATCAGTTCCTGCCCCTGTAGAGTCAATGTCTTGTGTCGTGATACCGAGGTTTAACTTGCCCGGGATAAAGCCAGCCGTTAGCCATTCTTGCGTATAGGTTTGGACATCGGCCAATAATGACCACTCTGGATAAGGATGAACCGAGTACATCATAAGGTTAATGAAATCGACATAGGAATTTATGGCAGAAATCGTGAACCACTGATTAGTCGGGTTGTTCCATTCGGCTGTACCGCAGACTGAGATAATCTTGCCCGCTGGTAGGGCGGCTTTTAATTGAGCTAAAAACAAACCGTAATTGGTAGCGTTGATACTACTACCTTCTAAATCAATATCAACCCCATCCAAACCATTGGCAGCAACAAAGGACACCAAATTAGATACAAGTGAAGCACGATAACCGGAATTGGCTATGATGGCGCTTAACCTATCGGGTGACTCTGGCCAATCACCACCGATAAGACATATCATCATCTTGCAACCTGCGGCTTGAGCTAACACCCGGACAGCATTTAGTCCTGTACCATTACCCACACCATAGATAAGTGTAGGGTTAGTGGTGGAAGTACATTGAAGTTGGCAATAAATTATATGAGAATATTTAGAATACTCAACAGAATTGATAAGTGTATGAGTGTCTGCCCCCCAGAAGTAGCCGACTGTCCGGGTGACATGCCGTGAGCCTAAAGCGGCGGCAATAGCATTTGATATATAGGTAGTTAGTAGAGTAGACCCAATCAAAGACTGTGAAATATCTATTGCAGGAAGTTTACTTGCAGCACTTAATTGTACAATATTGTTTGGGGCAACCCCAACTGTGTACGGTGCCCCAGAACCACCACTAATCGGAGCGGCTGGCATGGCGTGTTTATGGTCATTCTTACTAGCCGTAATAGCTGAACCACCCGTGGCAGCATCCCCGAAGGCTTGGGTCGAAGGGGTGGAACCTAAAGAAGTGGTAATAATTCCGTCACCATCGGGGTCATAAACAGCCTTTGTCATATCCCCTGTGGCCGCCCCCACAGCGTCTATCTGCGCCTTAAGGGCGATTTCATTATCCCGCAAATCGACATTTAATTTATCCGCAGTAATTTTGTCTGTTTTCTTCCATGTTCTCGGTACTGTATAGGCCATCGTGTTTTCTCCTTGTTTAGTCTAAAACCCACAATGTTGGGTATTCTACTTCATTAACTTCTCTTAGTTGAACTCTTAAACCTAGTTCCGGTTCTGAACCGACTGTTTGGACTGCTTCTACTTCTTGAGGATACCCAGGTTCAATAACAACATCGGTATAGTTATTATCTAAATTGTCTTTATACCGAATGTCAGCAAAGCGTAAAGTGATAGATGAATCTCGGGCAGCCCGTAGGTTGTCTCGGACTGTCCTGACTTGTTGAATTGAGTTATCTCCCACAGCGTATACCGCTTCATGAATACGGGTTACTTCTGGGCGTTCTACTCCTTGTAGTTCAATGTAAGTTACTACTGGAGTTATAGAACTATTATTTGTTGCTAGCCAAAGTTCAATCTGTATTCGCTTACCAGAAAGTTCTGATAGTAATTTAGTGTGAACAACCCCGTTGGTTATTACCGGGTTGGTTAAATTTGTCGGGGAAGTATCTGTATCTATTCTATACCGAGGGGTTACTGTTATCGTTGCCGAACAGTTAGCCGTTTCAGTAATAATACTTTGGAACATTTTATCCCAATAAGGATTTGTCCCGTAGTTGTAACTCATTCGGCACCAACCAGACGGGGCAAATTGGGCAGAGGAATCAGCTAAAGGATTATCCGTGATTTGAACATAAGCCGTGGAGTTACCGTACCCAAACCATAATCGGCGGTCTGTAGCTGAATGTTGGGCGACCTGAATTGTTTGGCAAGCGACAACAGGGATGAAAACCCAAGGGCACCATTCCCAGATAAGAGAACCATTGTATCTTGTCTCTCTACCTTTATAGATAGTAACATTGGTTCCATCATCCATGGCTTGATAGAGCCAATCTTTGTCGGCAGACAAACCAACCGTGATACCTGTGCGCCCTATGTCGTCTATCCCAGTCAATGCCCCCATAGGTTCAAAGGTTTTGTATCCTGTGAGTTCTCCTGCCCCTGTACCGAGAGAGAAATAAATTGCGGTTTGCCAAGCTGTTACGTAAGCAAAATTGTTCGAAGTCTTGTTTACTTTGAGGTCGTCCATCAAAGAATGAACACCCCCGTTGGAATCAAGGTTATACAGACCATCTTCTTTACCAATCATTAGTTGGTCGTTCAGATTAAAAATACTAGTAATGTTGTCAGTGGAGTCCCCGACATAGGTAGGAGATTCCCAATCTACTCCACCTGATACTCGGTCTTTACCGTTGGTTGTGTTTGATAGTTGGTTTTTCTGCTTGAACTTCCAAAGAACGTTGTCTGTTCCGTCTGCATTTGGAGCAACAAAAAACCCGTAGGCAGTAGAATCAATCAAATCAGTTGGGTACCAAACGATACCAGTAGTAGAATAGTAGTAAACTCCTGTAGCTCCTCGGGCAGCATACATAACATTATTATATTCAACCAATGCCAAAACACCAGAGACTACCGTGGCCGTTGCTGTCCATTTACCATCCCCGCCGACATCATAACGATATATCTTTCCTGCCGTTGCACACAGTAGCTCACCCGTGGCTTCAAACCATGTAAAACAAACAGGGGCAGAATCTAGGTCAGTGTTATCGGTTTCTTTGACCTCAATAATTTTGGGGCCGAGAATTAATTTGCCATCAATCGTAGTGTCAATAGACTGCCCTTCGAAGTAGGCTTCGGGAAATGTTCCTTCGTAGGTTGCCCGCCCCGTGTCCGAGTAATAAGTTTTTACTACAGCCTGCCCGTGACCACGTATCCAGTTATTCTGTGCCCATTTAATTGTTTTCTGATACGTAGGAATTTCCTCGGCCACAGTATAGATAGAAGTACCATCGGGATTTTTCATTAATTTTAAGTTAATATCTGTAGACCCCACTCTAAGTTGATGGTCATAAGTACCAAAAATACTCATAGGTTATTCCTTAAAGTTTTATTATGAAGGCTATGTCGTAGAACAAAGGACGAATGTCGGCAATGGTATCAGTACTACTTCCTGTGGTGTCATCCCCGCCAGCTGCTGTGTTGGCTCTAATAAGGTCTCCGGCAATCTTCCATCCCGCTACAGCCGCCCCCCCTGTGCCTGCTGGGGCTGTATCTCCTCCCGGGGTATGAATATGGGTAGGTTGTGTATGGGTATGACCAACGGTTGTTTTGGAAGTGGCCCCCCCGGTAGCCCCGGGATTGGTGGCTGCCGTAGCAACACCTTCTACAAATTTAGCTAAGAGATTTGGTGTTCCCCCTGTTCCGTCACAAAGATGCCAACCCGTAGGGATATTAGCTATCAGACCTGACCACATAACAATAACTCCTGCAGGAATAACCGCAGCGGCTAAAGTACTGGCATAAGAAACAGCCTCATCATATTGAGTTTCAAGATGATTGAGATTTGTCTGGTCTAGGTCAGTGGCTGTATTGACCCAAGTTGTTTTGACATATGCCATTTTAAGCCTCCGCTATACTATCTGTTCTAGTTATTTCAACAGATTCAGAATCTAATTTAGTGTGTGACCACAGAACTCGGGCAAGAAGAACTCCACTATTCGCTATAGCTGTTGCATCTACACCACAAAACCACCCGATTTCTTTGATAGTTCCATTGGCTTGTGTAGGACCAAGGTAGAAAGTTGTAATATAAGAATCATCTGCGGGCACCGCATCGGTTGTCCGGACATTACGGAAAGTTTCAGCTACTAACTTAATATCAGCGTCTGCAATTACTTGGTTGCTACTACCAACGCCTACATATTTTATCTGCCCGTCAGTGATAGTACCTTTGAGCATATCACGCCAAAGCTTACGTCCGGACATAACAAGAGCATTTTTCAGATAAGTTTCTTCTATAACCTTACCATCTAAACTGCGGACGGTTATCTTAACATTCCCTGTGGGTTTCCAAACTTCTAACATACTTTAACTCCTACTCCGCATTTCATTCCTACCGCACAGATGTTACAAGCGAAAGGTACAGCGGTGACTACTTCACTCCATGACCATCCTTCGGTAAGAGACAAAAAATTAGGAGTTGGTGGAGGGGCAGGAGTAACAGGGGGGATAGCATTGCCAATCGTGCCAGCAGTGGCATCTATGTAATCATAGATTGTTTGGACTTGGGCAGTATTCTCTGCCCCAACAACTTGTTTTCTTTTTGGTACTATAATCATTAGACACCCCAGTTTACAGTTGCCCCGGGAGCAATCATACCGAACTGACTCCGTGTTCTTGTATATTCTCCCATCCAGTATTGGGCAGCATCTTGCCAGCGTTTGATGTCACTTGTTGCCCCTGTGGGCATGGTTCTACTCATAGCTAAATGATAGGCGGCAAGAGAAGTCAATATTTGTAACTGTGGCTCATCAAGGTCAATAGTGGAAGTCCAAGATGTCGAAGGAACCCCAGCTAGTAAGAAGTCAAGAGGTTTAATACCTTCAATCAACAAGGTGTCTCCCGGCTCGATGTCATCACTTATTAGGAATCCATCGCCACGGTCATAGGTAATATTGTGAACTAATCGAGGGCTAACGTTAGGTTCATAATAGTTATCAATCACCGATACTTTATGTGGGCTATTCTGATGGATGCCGAGGTCTTCAATGTAGACAGCGTTGAAGTCTGCCCCAATGACTCGACCATCGTCTATATAGCTTACTCCCGCAGCGTTGGTATGGTAGACAAACAAAGTGATAGCCGTAGGAGTCTCGGCAATGGTGGTAGTAACTTTCAAAGGTTCATCGTCTTCTGTCCATGCTGAGTTGCCAGGATGGTAGTCAGAGTAGGTTGTAGTTGTACCATCGTAGATACCTATCCTGAGACAGTTGGCTGTATTACATTTGCCTTGCAGGGTGAAGGTTATAGTTCTTCCAGCAAGTCGGCTTAGAAGTCCATTGTCCGTGATGGCCTGAGATATATTTCCTGCCGCCGTGGACATCTTACAACTATAGTCTCCGTGTTTAACCAAGCCAATAGTATTTGTTTGGTCTATGGTTACTACACTGACTGTCCAAGTAGATAGGACAGTTGCCGATGTCCACCATTCAAACGAACCATCGAGTAGCCAGTTGCCAAAGACTTTCGTGGCATCATTTACTCTAGCAAAACAGGTTGGATAGATATTTTTAGCTGCCCAGATAAGGGCAGACCTTTTTTCAGATGGGGAGAATACACGGTGAACTTGGTAAGTTACTCCAGAGACTACTTGGGCAGAGTGAGCTAACGTAGTTAAAGTTCCTGTAGTGTTGTCTAAACTTGAAGCCAACCGTTCCTCATAGATACAGGCACCGGACGTAATGAAGTCATAGCATTCGTCTGAAATCCAAGTGTTCTGCTTGGCTTTAAGGGCAGTATCGACTAAGGTAGTTCCACCCGGGGCACCATTAGAGGTCGTGGTGGATTCCCAATAGTCTCCTATTTGACTGGATAAATCTGTTAAGGTTGTTGCCATATTATCTCCTCACCT